CGCTCAGCGGCCCACGCCCTGGTGGTGAGCGCGGCGGTGACGTGCGCGGGCACCTGCTCGCCGGTGAACGCGGGCAGGTCGAACACGCTGATCTTGTGCTGGGCCCAGCCCGTATGCCCGGGCGCGCAGACCTGGGCGAACCGTGACCCGGCGTTGTCCGGGTTGCCGATCGCCAGGATCCGGGAGTTGTCGGTGGTGGTGATGTCCTCAGCCGCGGTCCACAGCCACTCGGGCAGGCCGCCAGCCTCATCCAGGATGACCAGGACGCCGCCGGTCCGGTGGTAGCCCTGGAACACGCTGGGGTCGAAGTCGCTGCCCTTCGCGGCGTCGGGGGGCTTGCGGCCGAACCCGGCCTGGGCGGCGCCCATCATCCACGTGTCGTTCTGCAGCACCCGGCCAGGCAGGCCCAGCGACCGGTGCAGGCCGCGGATCTCCTCCCAGAGAATGCCGTGGACCTGGTGGGCCGAGGGTGCGGAGGAGACGACCAGGCCGCCGGGATGGGTGTCGGTCCACCAGGCGGCGAGGCACGCGGCCGTGTAGGACTTGCCGACACCGTGCCCGGCCCGGACGGCGGTGCGCTTGCTGGTCTCGACGCTGGCGGCGATGGCGCGCTGCGCTGACCACCAGTCGATGCCGCGGCCGCGGGCCCACTCGACGGCGGTCTTAGGCGGCTCCTGCCGTTTGCGGCGGCGGGCACTGAACGCCTGGGCGGTGCGGCGGTCCAGCGCGGTGACCATGCTCAGACCGCGATGCCAGCGGCCCGGGCGAACTCCTCATCGGCCGCGGTCAGCACCGCGTCGGCCAGGTCGCCTTCGACCCCGGCACGCTCCAGCGCCGCAGTGAACACGGAGATGATCGCCTCGGCCCGGGCCTCGCTGATGCTGGCCAGCCGCTCGTCGATGTCGAGGCGGGCCATCGCGGTCAGGAAGCGCTCGCAGCGATCGAGGGCCCGCTCCCACAGCGCCACCTCGGCCCGCAGCTGCTCGCCTGCCCCTTCGCCCTCGTACCGCAGCGAGGTCAGCTCGTTGACCTTGCCCGCGATCTGGTCTTTCCAGCCGATGACCTGCCCGGTGATCTTCGCCAGCTCCGACAGCGGGTCCTCGACGGGCGGCAGGTCCAGGCGGGCCAGCTCGGCCCGGGCGCGCTCCTCGGTCCGGCGCTCCCGGGCCTTCGCCTTGACCTGCCTGGCTTTGCCGCCGTGGGCGACGCACACCTTGGCTCCGCGCACCGGGTACGCCTGGCACGGCTTCCCGGTGCGGCTGCTGTGGCCGGTGCATTTCGCGGTCATGGCGATGGGTCAGGCGGCTGATCGGATGGCGATGGGTCAGGCCTGGCCAGCGACGACGGGCCCGGCAGCGACCGGCTGGGGTACGTCGCTCGTCTCCGGCTCGCTGGCGGTCTCGGTGGTGGTGGCCTTGGGGAACTTGGCGGACAGCTCGTTGATGAAGTTGGTGGCGACGGACAGGAACTCCGGCGGGACGTGCGCGGCGCCGACGACGGCGGTGAACAGGTCGCTGCCCTCGACTTTCTTGATGTCGCTGAGGGCAGTGGGGAGCTTGCTCTTAGCGAACTCCTCGACCTTGTCGCGGACTTCGGCGAAGTCGTCTTCGAGGGTGCTGATCAGGCTCACTGGTGCCTCCGTGGCGGCGGTGGTTGCTGGGGTCTGCTGCTGATGGTAACGGCGGTGGTGGGTGAGCTTGCTGAGGTCGTCTTCAGCGTGCTCGATGTCGGTGGCGAGGACGTGCCCGGCGTGCGCGATGGCACGCCGGGCAGCGTCGTGGATGGGCAGGCCCATCAGTCCTCCGGCTCAGCCTTCGGCGCCCAGCGGATGATGACTTCGGTGGTCTCGTGCTTGGTGTGGAACGAGCCCTCCTCCAAGGTGGTCACCGTCACCTTGCCCTGATGCCAGTCGGTCTCGGACTGCACGTGACCCATTGGCAGGCTGCAGAGCACCCGGCCGAAGTCGGGGCGGTCCCGGCAAGGCTCAGCGACTTCCTTCGGGCCTTCTTCGTTGATCATGTGGTCCTCCTGGTGGTCGCGGCCGGGGGCGAGGGAAGCCCACCCCCGGCCGCAGGCTGGCTAGCTGCTGAACGTCCAGGTCTGCCCCGCGCTGCCGTCCACGGCCGCAGCGTCGGTGAGCTGCTTCGCGTTCCCGTTCTCGGTGATGACCAGCCCGGTCTTGGCGTTGGTCCAGCCGGCCCCGTTGTAGGCCCACACCTGCCAGGCGTCGTCACCGAGGCAGGTCCGCAGCACGAGCGCGTCCGCGTTGGCGTGCCCGGCGTAGACGGCGTCGGGGTCGGACAGGCACAGGCCGGTGAGCTTGCCGGACGGCGTGTACATGAACTGCTTGGAGCCGGTGGCGAAGTCCCCGGCGGGCACGTAGGCGGCCCAGTCGGTGGCCTGGTCGGTGGTGGAGTCGCGGTAGGCGATGACGGGCTGGCTGACCTTGGGGGCCTGCTGGTAGACGTCGAAGGCGAGCTGGTTGCCGTCCACCTGGTCGCCTGCGTAGGCGCCGAGGACGCCGCTGGTTGCGGCGGGGGTGGTCGCCTGGGCGGCCGTGGCGAAGCCTGCGCTGGCCGCGATGGCGGCCGCTGCGGTGGCGATGGTGGTGAGGGTCTTGCGCATTCGGGGTATCTCCTCGGTGAGTTGTTTGCGGGATGGGACCGCGCGGCCCGGGTCAGGGCCGCGCGGGGCTCAGAGTGGGCAGTTGCCGTCGCCGGGCGGGTGGCGGTTGCCGCAGCGCTTGTGGACGGGCCAGCGCTTCCCGAGGCTGCCGTCGGCGCGGCGGCGCGGCGCCCGGTTGTTGACGATCGCCAGGTGCTTCTGGAAGATCACGGCGGCGTCGGAGACCACGAACTGGGTGCACGGTTCGCCGAGGGCGGCGAACAGGTCCAGGTCGCCGGCGTCGGTGCCGGTGCTGACCTTGTGGGCGTCTTCGGGCTGGCCGCAGCGCCCGCAGGCTTCGATGGCTCGTCGTTTCGCGGCGTCCACGGTGATCACCTCCCGAGCGCCCGTCGCGCTTCGGCGGCGGCCGTGGCGATGGTGGCTTCGGATGCTGGCCGGTGACCGGGGTTGATCCCGGCGACGCGGAGCGCTTCGGCGAGCGGCCTGGACGACGGCAGATTGTCGCTGGGCAGGAACCGTTTGCGCGGGTCACGCTCGGCCCGGATGGCCTGGCGCAGGTAGGCCGCTGGATCATCGACAGAGCGATCGCCGAGGAGCATGAGCCGGATGCGGGCAGCCCACCGGAAGTCGATGGTCTGGCCTGTGACCTGCTTGATCTCGTTGATGATCAAATCGGTTTCGTCGTCCCGCGCGTTACGGCGGGACGATTGATCGACTACATCAGCCGGTGAAAGATCTGCCTCTGCCTCTGCTACAGGTTTGCCAGCGGTTTGCTTAGGCACATGCTCTGGCGTTTGCTCTGGCACATGCTTGGCTTCTGCTGTAGCACTTGCTTTCGCTTTGCCTCCCTTCTCCCCTGCCTTGCGGCGCTTCTCCTTGAGGTCGGTCACCTCCTGGCGCGACCGCTGGTGGCTGAGGTAGTCGTGCATCTGCCAGCCGCCGTCGGCCGGTACGGCGAGCCCGGCGGCGACCAGGGCGTCCCGGTCTCGCTTGGCGCCGAACTTGACCCACTTGGCCTGGCGCACGAAGCCGTCCGTGAGGTGCTGGCCGCAGTAGCACCACAGCTCGATCAGCGTCCACTTGGCGGACGGCGACAGCCCGTCGAGCTTGGGGTTGTCCGGCAGAAGCACGTCCACCCGGACGTACTCCCAGTTCGGTCGGGCCACTTGGCTCGGTCCTGTCTGCTCAGCGGTCGGATGGGTCTCTGCGGCGTGGCCTGAGCCGCGCCAGGCCCCTTAACGGCGGCCTGCGCCGCACGGCAGGCGGCGCGGGCTGGCCGCGCCACACGCGGCATTTGCGGCAGCAGGGCGGCCTGGGTGGCTGCGGCGGGCCGAACACGGCGGGGTCGGGGTAGAGGCTGGTCATGGCGTCACCGTGCTCTGAATGAGGGCGCTATGGCGCTCGGCGTAGTGAGCCTCCATGCGGTCGTGCGCGGCCTGCGGAGTCACATCGCGGACGACGTGAGGGCAGGTGAAGCAGTGGACGGTGATCGTGCTGATCAGCGCGTCAGGCTCGGTCGTCACCGTCCACCCCCGTGCGCGTCCCGCCAATGGCGTGCGTACCGTCGCCATCCGCGTCCGCTGCGCCTGGTGGACCCGAGCAGGACGCGCCCGCAGTCCGGGCACTGGACGGCCCACAGGCGGCGGCGCCGGGGCTGGGGGATCACCGGCACTCCTCCTCGCCGAACAGCGCCTCCTGGCCCGGGACGGGCACGGCGTCCAGATCGGCGCTCTCCTTGACCTTGGTCTTCAGATCGGCCTCGGCCTGCCGCAGTCTGGCCCCTTCGGCGCAGAACGAGCCGGTGCGCTTCCTGGTGGCCTGCTCGCATCGCAGGCACCGGCCCCGGTGCTCGCGCAGCTCATGCACCACGTCGGAGTGCTGGTGGCGCAGCTCGCGGGTCTCCAGTGAGGCGGTGGGTGTACCGCCGACACGAATCTTCATGGCGTACCCCCGTGTTCCCGGGCCCACGTGTCGGCGGCGTGCTCGGCTTCGGCGTAGAGCCGGTTGAATTCGGCGCGCTGCCGGGTGTCGAGGCGGATGACGCCGATCCCGGGGACGGTGATGGTGACCGCGTCGCAGTCGGCGGCCACTTTGAGGCTGCGGCCCATGGCGTCGCGGATCTCACCGGCCGGGCGGATCGCGGTGGAGGTGAACTCAGCCATCGCTCTCACCGCTCTCCAGCAGCTCGTCGATCTCGGCGACGTCGCTGACCTTCTTCACCGTGTCCAGGACGTCCGCGGCTTGCGCCTCGGTGAGCTGGCTGAGCGCGGTGATGTCACCGACCCGGGCCAGCCTGGCCGCCCGGCGGAGCATGGCCTTCTCGTCGTCGGCGCCGGACAGGTCGTAGCCGAGCCGCTCGAACTCGCGGCCGATCCTGCTGACCTGGCCACTGGAAGCATGCGCTGGCGGCCGGTCGTCGCCGGTGGGGGCCTCCCCCGCGGAGGGCTCCGCTGGGGGGGTAGACGGAGACTGCGCCGGGGGGGATGGCGCGTCCGCCGGGGAGGCGTTCGGGGTGTCGTCGACGATCTCGGCGTCGACGACTTCCTGCGGGCCGGCCGCAGGCATGGCGGGCGGCGCGGCGGCGCGGCCAGCGAGATCGGAGGCGGTGGCCGCGGCCCGGAGCTGCTCGCGGCGGTACTCGGCGGAGGTGGGTACCCACGGCTCCAGGCGGCGCGCGGCGGTCTTCCACCACATCGACCGGCCGGTGAACTCGGGGTGGTCCGGCCCGCCGTCGGGACGGTTCCAGGGGCTGAACGAAGAGGACCCGGCGTCGCTGGCGGCCTTGGCTGCCATCACGTCGTCCTTGGACAGGATGACGACGCGGGACACGGCCCCGGTGGTGAGCACGGCGTAGGCGTAGACGCCGATCATGTCGCCGCGGCCGCCGCCGAACCAGGCCACCTTGTGGACGGGCTTGTCGTGCACGCCCTCGATGTAGTCGAACTCGTCGTTGGCGCAGACCTCGCGGACGACGACGGAGGCGACCGCACCGGACCGGTACATCCGTTCGACGATGCCCCGGTAGCCCTCGATGCCCTGGACGGTCAGGCGCCCCTTGACCTTGCGGGGGGTCAGGTAGAACTCGTCGGTGCCGGGCTGGTGGCCCAGCGCCGCGCAGCGCATGAGGGCGGTGACGAGGCTGTCGGGGTTGGCCTGCGCGCACTTCATCAGCGTGACGTCCTTGCCCGGGACGTCGGAGGCGTACAGGGCCCCGGCCGCGGTGCCGAGGAACGCCTCGACGTCGACGTGGGCGGGGAGCACGGCATCGAAGTGGTTGCGGCGTCCCCACATGATCGAGACGGGGCCGGTCTCGCGCTTGGCGACGGCGCTGCTGACGGTCTGGGCGGTCATGCTGTGTGCTCCTTCGGCGCCCGCGCGGGCACCAGCTTGTTGACGGTGTAGGCCTTGCGGACGCTCTCTTTCACGTCGTAGACCTGGCGGGCGGCGACCGGCTTGTCCGTGTTCGCCTCGATGGCGCGGCGGCCGCCGCCGATGGCGGCGAGCAGCCGGTTGGTCATCTCGTCCTTGCGCTTCTCCGCCGCCTTGTAGCGGCGGCAGGCGGCCCGGTAGGAGATGGCCAGCTGGCGGCCGATCACGACGTCGGTGTCCTCGACGGACGGGTGGAGGTGCTTGAGCGCCTCGCGGGTGGCCGGCCGCCAGTCGACGTCGGGTTCGTCGCCCAGGTCGATGCGGTCCAGGAAGCAGCGGGCCTCTTCGCGCATCAGCTTCAGGTCGGCCCGGGCGGCGTCGTCCATGGTCAGCTGGTAGAAGCGGACCTTGCGGCGCTGCCAGTCCAGGCAGGCCACGTCGCAGCAGGTGACGTCCATGACGTCCATCTGCCAGAGTCCCTGGCACCGGTAGTGGACGGGGATCTCGTCGGAGCCCTCGTCGCCCCACTCATCGGAGCCGCCGTCGATCTTGCACTCCAGCAGCGAGACGGCATCCCACGCCGAGAACGATCCCTCGGTGACGAACCGGTCCGGCGTGGCCATCTGCCAGGGCCGATCGGGGTGGGCGAACAGGTCCCGGCCGTTACCGGTGACGGTGAACTCGGGGTGCCGGTCAGCGAACCGGGCCGCGACGTACTCCTCCATGTACTGGCCGAGGGCCATTTCTTCGCTCTGCTCAGTGGGCGGCAGGTTGCCGAGCTTCTGGTGGTAGAGCGCGTAGGGGCTGCTGTACGGGGACAGGCCCATGACGACGGCGATCTCGCTGGCGGTGACCCCGGCCCGGCGGGCCTCCAGCCACTCGGCTTCGCCGCTGGTGCGGATGAGTTGTGCGCTCACCACTGTCCCTCCCTCTTGATGCTGGTCAGGTCCCCGTCCAGCACGTCCATGTCGCCCGGGCTCCACCGGGCCTGGATGCGCCGCCCGCGGCAGAGCCGGTGGCCGCAGAAGATGGGGCACACGCACCAGGCCATGCCGGACGGTTCGTTGCAGGCGTCGCACCGGTGGGCGGCTTCGCGTTCGGTGAGCTCGATGACGCCTTTGGCGTTGCGCCACTGCTGCCGCATCTTGGGGAGCTGTATGGCGAGCAGGACGGCGGCGGCGGCGCAGGCGGCCAGGAAGACGACGTCGGCGATCACGACACGCCGTCCTCGGTGAAGGTCACCGGGCACACGTGCCGCTGGCTGCTTTCCCAGCAGGTGAGGCAGCCGAGCTTCCTGGCCATCAGGCAGGCTTGGCAGGCCCATCCGGCCATGTCGTGCCCGCAGCCGCACGTGGCTTCGTAGTGGACGGCCCGGGTGGCACTGCAGGTGTGGCGGCGTTTCCGGCCCCTGCTGACCAGCTCGACGCTGCAGTCGGCCGTCTTGATCGCGATCACGACGCCTCCCGCAGCCGCTCGATGTACCGCGTGACGGTGCGGACGTGGACGCCGAGCCGCTGGGCGGCTTCGGCGGCGGTGATGTAGCCGGGTGGTGGCGTGTTCCCGAAGCCGGTGTGCAGCTTCATCCCGGCCAGCTTGGCCAGCCGCTCGGCGATGGCGTCCCGGCTTCGGGGCGTCTCGCCGTCGCGGCGCACATAGCGGGCGCGTTGCCGTTCGCGGTTCTTGGCCAGGTGGGCCTGCATGCAGGCGTCGCACGGGTCCTGGCCGTAGTAGAGGTGCCGCTGGTAGGCGGCGTTGGTGCCGCATGGCTTCAGCCGCTCCCCGGGTTCCGGCTGCGGCTCGTCCCAGGACGCGGGGATGTCCCAGCTGTCCTCTTCGTCGCCGATCTCGGCCCGGATGGCGGCGGCTGTGCGGGCCCGGTACGGGCTCGAAGGCTCGCGCCAGCGGTAGGGCCGGAACTCGGGCCGGAGTGCGCTGCCGTTGGCGAGGAAGCTGCCGACGTGGTGCTGGTCCGTCATGATGCGACCGCCTGCTCTGGCGTTGCCGGCGGGCCACCTGCTCGTTCCTCGTCGAGAATTTCCTGGTAGCGGGCCCGGTACTCGTCGGCGAGGCGCTGAAGTGCGCGGCTACGGGTGTTGTTGATCCAGCGGTCGCGCGTGCGTGCCTCAGGGTGGCTGGCCCGGTAGTCGCGGATGTAGGCGGTGCAGGCCGTCTTGCATAGATCGCACGCGCCTTCGGGCCGGTTCTTGCACCGCTGGTAGGCGGCGTAAGTGCCGTGCTGAGCGTCAGCCATGGCTGGCCACCCCCTTGATCTTCCTGGCCAGCGCGTGGTGGGCCCAGGTGCGGCCCCGCTTCTGGCCGATGATGGCGATGTGCTCCTCGATGGCGGCCACGTGCCGGGCTTCGAGGTCGAGGACGAGGACGAGGCTGCTGGTCCAGGCGTCTTCGGCGAGCACGCCGAGGACGGCCGTGGGGCAGCAGGAGCAGACGACGGTGATGCGGTGGCGTTCCCGGTCGCCCTGGAGCTGCGGGTTGTGGATGACGGCGAGGGCGGTACCGGGGATGGCCGGGGCGGTCATGACGACCTCACCTTCTGCAGGGCGTCGACCAGGCCGGCGGGGCTCATGCCGGTGCGCAGCAGCGCCGTGACCAGTTCGCGGGCCAGCAGCTCCTGCTCGGTTGAGGCCGGTGGCGGGAGGGGCTTCCCGGCCCTGAGCGCGTGGATGACGTCGGCGCGGAACCGGCGGTGCCCGCCGGGGGTCTTGATGAATTCGCCGAGGACACCCTGCTCGGCCCAGCGGACGGCGGTCTTCCTGTCCACGCCATAGAGATCGGCGACCTGGCCGCAGGTCAGGAGGCCGCTGGGGTGGTTTTCGGTGGTCACCACTTCACTCCGATCAGCATCAGGACCGCCCACAGGACGGCTGCGGCGGCGACGGCAGACAGGGGCGGGATGGTGCCGGCGAAGACCGGGGTGACGATCGCCACGACGACGAGGACGGCTGAGAGGCGGGCGGTGCGCCCGGCGTTGGCCTTCAGCTGGGCTCGTCCGGTGCGCTGGCCGGGCAGCCGCCGCCAGTAGCGGCGCAGCAGGCCGGGCGCGTGGTGGCGGCCGGTGGCGCGGACAGCGAGGGTGGTCACTGGGGGCCGTCCTCGTCGTCCACGACGGTCAGGTCCGGCGCGGCAGCCTCGTCGAACGCGGCGAGCGCGTTCGGGTCGTGGGTGGCGATGTGGTCGCGGCAAACGGTGAACCCGGCGGCCCACGCACCCGGCGGGACCTGATGGCCGCACAGGCCGGTCGGCCACGGAACCGGGTCGGCCTTGGGCTCGATGCCCTCATCGGCCGCGATGCGGCGGCCGAGAGCGTCGCCGTCCCGGCGGATCTGCTCGTCCAGGTCGGCCGCGATGGCGTGGTCAAGGTCAGCGGCGGCGTCCGGCTGCGGGGTGTCGTAGCCCTGCTCTTCGGCCGGCGTCCAGGTAGTCACCTGGCCGTCAGTCTCGGTCCACAGCAGGTAGCGGGTGGGGCTGAAGTGCGGGCCAGCGTGGCCGGCCTCGCGGTCGCAGACCAGCAGATCGCCGTGGCCCGGCTGGGCGTTGCAGCGACGGTCGCGGATCAGCGCGTCGGTCAGCAGGCGCTTGGCCTCGGTGGCGGCGGCGATCAGCTCGTCACACTTGGCTGGGCTGTTCAGGAACAGCGAGACGCTCCCGGCCTTGTCCAGGTCGATCGTGGTGTACGCGGGGTGATCCGAGGCGGCCTGTCCCAGGTAGACCTTGAACTGGTCGGGGTGAATGTGGAGGGTGATGCTCACTGGTGCTCCTACGATGGAAGGAATGCCCGGCGAGGTGCTCCCGCCGGGTTGGGGCTCCTCGTCTGCAGCGAGGAGCCCCGATTCATGTGCTGACCCGCTCGGGCTGCCGGGCAGCCTGCTTGGCGGCCTTCTCGGCGGCCAGCTCATCGGCGACGCGCCGGACCTCTGCCGGGTCGAAGAGGTAGGCCCCATTCGGGCCGGCCAGCTTGTGGACGGGCCTGAGCCGTGCCTTCTTGACCAGGCGCTGGACGGCCCGGCTGTTACGGCCGAGCACCTCTCCCGCCTCGGTGGTGGTCATGAGTGCGTCGTTCGTCATGACGTCACTTTGGCACAATGTCGCATGTAGGTCAAACGAAGCATGGTAACGACTTTGTCACCTCGTCCGACCTTGACGTACGTCGGTCATGCGACGCACAATGACGCGCGGAGGCGTGCACCCGCGCACACCCCGAGAAGGCTGGGGAACAGATGACGGAACTGCCTGAGACAGTGGGCGAGATCCCCGAGTGGACACTCGGGTGGCGGCTGCAGCGCTCGCTCGCGCACGCTGGCGTCACGGTCGAAGAGATCGCCGAAGAGATGGACGTCAGCCGGTCTACAGTGAGCCGGTGGCTCAACGACCGGGGGGCACCGCCGAAGGCGCCCTACGTCAAGCAGTGGGCGCTCAAGACGGGGGTGCCCTACGCCTGGCTGGCCGATACGGACCCTACGGGCCGGGGGGGCTCACGGATGAAGAACGGTCAGGGGTTTAGATCCCAGCTGTCCTTGAGGTTCAGAAGAACCATTGCTGCCTGAGATGTTCCTGTTGCGCCATGTAAACGCTCACTGAAAGCAAAGCGTCCTATTCATGGATATTGGCAGGCCGGGGGGCAGTGCCGATGACAGATGGGTGGGGACGTGCATGGCGCTTTTCAATGCCGAAGACGCTGTCGTTATCGCAGCTCACTTGCGGTTTATCACTCTTATGGGCCACAGCGACGGGTCGGTTTACGCCCGGGCCAGGGCCCTTCACCGGATGGCCAAAACCATCGCCGGGCCGCTGTGCGCGGCGACGGCCGCCGACCTGATGGCGTGGCGCCGGGGGTTGACGATCACCGATGACGCCGTGATCCATTACGTCAGCCACGCCCGGGAGTTCTACCGCTGGCTGGTCCGGGAAGGACGCCGCAACGACAACCCGGCTGAGGATCTGCCGGTGCCGAAGCAGCGCAAGCGGCTGCCCAGGCCGATCGGGGATGAGGACCTGGCGTACGCGGTCGCCACCGCGGGGGAGCGGGTGCGGCCGTGGCTGATCCTGGCCGCCTGGTGCGGGCTGCGCGCCAAGGAGATCGCCCTGCTGAAGTGGGAGTCCGTGCTGGACACGGCCGAGCCGCCGTTAATCCTGGTCGCCACTGATGCGACCAAGGGCACCAGGGAGCGGGCGGTGCCGCTGCATCCGTTCGCCGCGCAGGAGCTGGCGTCGCTGACCGGCCGGAGGTCCGGGTACGTGTTCCGCCGCCACGACGGCCGGCCCGGCCACAATCAGCCGTGGCTTGTCAGCATGCTGGCCAACGAGCACCTGCACGCCTGCGGGTCGCCCGCCACGCTGCACCAGCTGCGGCACTGGTTCGGGACGAACACCTACCGGGCCAAGCGGGACCTGCGCGTCGTGCAGGAGCTGATGGGGCACGAGAGCCCGAACACGACGGCCGGGTATGCGGCGTTCGACCGGGCCGAGGCGGTCGACGCGGTGAACGCCCTGCCGGTGCCGACTGCCCTGCGGCCGGTGCGCAAATTGAAGCGGCAGGCGGAGTTACCGGCTTGCTATAGCAAGCCATGGTGCACGCCTGTCCGGACACATCTGGTGACGGGCGTGCGTCATCCAGTGAGGCGTCTCGCGCGTCACATGTGCATCGTCCCTGAAGGAGACATCGGTGACCTACGACCCGAACGACCCCTACAGACACCAGATGCAGCCGCGGTTCACCCCGGCCGGCCAGCAGCCCGGACCCGGCTGGCCGTCGCAGCCGCCGCCCCAGCAGCAGTACGCCCCGCCGCCCGGGCCGCCGCCGAAGAAGCGGCACCGGGTGCGGAACACCTTCCTTGTCATCGCGGGCGTCTTCGTCCTGCTGATCATCATCGGCGCCATCGTCGGCAGCGGCGGCAGCAGCTCGCCGTCCGCATCCTCGGGCGCGGCCCCGGCCGCCACCGGCCAGCCGGCCAAGGCCGCGGCCGCGCCGAAGGCGGCCGGAGTGGGCACCGCCGTCCGGGACGGCAAGTTCCAGTTCACCATCACCTCGGTCAGCCAGGCCAAGTCAGCCGGGGACACTGCCGACGGCCTCGGTGACACCGCCCAGGGCGAGTACACGATCCTGCACGTCACCGTGACCAACATCGGCAGCGATCCCCAGACGCTGGACGACTCCTCGCAGTACGTCTACGACGCGAGCGGCCGGAAGTACGACGCCAGCACCGAGGCCGACCTGGACATCAATGGCGACTCGGACAGTGTCTTCCTGAACGACATCAACCCGGGCAACACCGTGAAGGGCCAGCTGGCGTTCGACATGCCGGCCGGGACCAAGGCGGTCAAGGCCGAGCTGCACGACTCGGCGTTCTCTGGTGGCGTGACGGTGAGCCTGCCGTAGGCTGAGCTGTATCCACTGAGTTACTGGGCCCCGGCCGGGCCAACGGCCGGAGCCACCTGGGCGCCCTGCTGGCTAACTGCTGGCGGGGCGCCTCGCGTTTCACGAACGCCCCGCGGCCGGGCACGGTGTACACCAGCCCCTCGTCGCGCAGCACGCGGACGGCCCGCTGCACGGTGTTGAGGGTGAGCCCGGTCTGTTCTTGCAGCTCAGTGAGGGATGGCAGTTTCGCGGTGATCTCACCGCGCCGAATGCGGTCTCTGAGATAGGCCGCGACCTGCATGTATGGGTGCTCTGGGGAGTCGGGGTCGATGATCACCGGGGCAAGTTAGCGGACCATGCCACGGCGAAGCTACGCAAGGTAGCCCTTGCCATAGCTCGCTATAGTCGTACGCTGGTCACCATGGACATGTCCGCGCGGGAAGCCGTCGGCATCATGGACGCCGCATTAGCAGGCATCCTGAACGACGTTCGCGCACGGCATGGCCAGCGCTGGCCGGAGATCTGGCAGGACCGGGACACCGGCCGCTGGTGGGCCAGCAGGCCGACGGGGCCGGACCGGTGGCACCACGTCACCTGCCGGACTCTGCAGGACCTGGCCGGCGAGCTCGGCCACATGACATCTGAATAGGCGGGGCGCGGGGGTGGTGGAACACCCGTCCGTGGCCCGGAGGCCGAAGCCTTCACCCCCCTGACTAGACCAAGGGAGCCCTCATGAAGGGTATGAGCGACGCGTCGGACGCGTCCAGAGTGCGACAGCGGCGAATCACCTTCGTCACCACCACCATCTGCCTGCTCGGCGCAGCCGTCAGCATCGCCCTGCTCGTCACCGGCCACGGCACCCGGGGCACGGCCCTGCTGCTCGCTGGCGAGGCGATCGGCTTCGCGGGCGGCGTGTACAACCTGTGGATCACAGGGAAGCGGGCAAAGGGCCCCTTCCTGTTCACGCCCGCTGAGCGGCTGGCGCTGCACTCCGAGCGACTCACCCGCGCCGAGCGGCGGTCGCTGAAGCGGGCGCTGCGGATCTGCACAGCCCCCGGCTTCCACCCGCTCCGCCTGACCGACAGCCAGGCCGCGCTCCTCCACCGCTACGACACGGCAATGGCCGAGCGAGGCCGGCTGTCCCGCTGGATGGACGGTGCCCGGTGAGCGCCCACGACGACGCCGAGCGGCCGCCCTACCGCGACAAGATCCGCCTGCCCGGACCCGACAACAGCGAGGTCACCCTCGACATGCGGGAGGTCTCCAAGCGGTGGCGCGCCGAGTTCACCTGCCTATGGCTGCGCTACGGCGAGATGGAAGCCCGGTACAAGGCCGGGGAGGACGTCAGCCTGCTCGCGGCTGAGTACGAGGTCGAGCCCGACTTCATCGCCAACCTTGAGGGCTGGCCCGCGCCGAAGCGGAGGCTGTCGTGACCGCCCCCCGCCGCTGGCCCCTCCTGTTCATCGCCTCCCCCGCGGCCGTGGCCATCTGGTCCGGCTGGGTGGGCCTGGGCGAGCTGTGCGGCTTCGGCCTCGTCCAGCCGCTGCCCGGCATCGTCGCCTGGCACCTCAACACCGCGATCACGCTCCCGGTCGGCGTCGAGGCGTACGGGGCGTTCGCGCTCGGCGCCTGGCTCCACGGCGGCACCCCGGGCCCGGCCCGGACCTTCGCCCGCCGGTCAGCGGTCGGCGCGCTGTGCCTGGGGATGCTCGGCCAGATCGCCTACCACGTGCTCGCCGCCGCGCACCGTACCCGGGCCCCGTGGCCGGTGGTCGTGCTGGTCGCCTGCCTGCCCGTCGTGACCCTCGGATTCGGGGCGGCGCTCACGCATCTGCTGCGGGCTGTGCCCGGGGCCAGTGACATCGAGCCCGGCCCGGCCCCGGCTGTCACCGAGCCGCCAGCGCCGGACCCGGTCCCCCCGGCGGCCGACGCCGACCTGACCGACCTGCTGGCGTGGCTGACCAGCGGCAGTGACGCCAGTGACAATCTGCCCGAGCTGCACAAGCGGGCGGGCGCAGAGTTCGCCGCCGACGTCGTGGCCGGCCGGACGCCGACGATCCGCCAGATCCGCGAGCGGCTGCGGATCGGCAGCGACACGGCCCCCCAGGTACAGGCGTACCTGAAGTCCCTCGTGCCAGGTACGGACGGTGCGTCATGACGCTGAAGCTGCTCGCGCTCGCGTTCACCCTGGCCGCCCTGGTCCCGTCCCGGGCGCACGTGGCCGGCGCCACCGTCCACGTCCCCGCGCTCGTCGTGATCGTGCTCCTGGCCGTCGCCGTGGCGGCGGTCCGGCCCGCGCTGCGGACCGTGGCCCGGTATCCCAGTTCGCCCTATCCCCGCTGTGGCACCAACTGGAGGTGTGCCTGATGGCAGACGCCGAGATCGTCCCGTTCCCCGACCAGGACCCCGACGTCATCGAAGGGGAGGTGGTCGACGAGGACGAGCTGACACTGACGCCCGTTCGCCGGGTCAGCCACGCCGCCGCGGTGGCGGTCCGCCACGAGCACACCCGCGCGGTGGGCCGGAACGTCGCCTACGTCGGCGTCGGCGCATACGCCGTGGTCAAACGCCTGTGGGAGTCCCGGTCGACCGCCCGGCTGGAACGGTACATGCGGTCCGCCGAGGCAGCCGGGGATCACGAGGCCGTGCTCCAGTGGGAGGACCGGCTGGCCCGGTTCCGGAAGGACCGTCACCAGCGGCGCACCGACCTGGTCAACCTGCCGGTCACCGTGTTCAAAGAGCTGCCGAAGATCGCGATGGGCATCGTCGGCGTCTTCGCCACGATCGGTGTCCTGCTGGCCATCGCCACCAGGAACGTCAAGCAGATCGAGACACCGTTCCTGGTCACGGCCAAGGTCGTCGAGATCATCGCCATCGTCGTGTCGATCGCCTGGGGCCCGATCGTCCTGGCTATCCCCTGGGCCGCGATCGTCATGCTGTGGTGGCTGGGCCGGGGCTACGCCCGGACGGCCACCACCGGCTGGATGGTGGCCAGCAAGGCCGACGACGACGCCGGCCTGGTGGTGACGGCCGACACGATCGTGCTGGCCTTGCAGAACATCCGGATCCCGGAGCTGAAGAAGGCGTTCAAAGAGGGCTGGCGGCCCACGATGTACCTGAGCCCGACCCGGGACGGCCGCGGCTACTCGTCCGTGTTCAGCGTCCCGCTGGGCGTCACGGCGGGCATGATCGCTGATCAGCGGCCCATCTTCGCCCGGAACGTGCACCGCGCCGAAGTGGAGGTCTGGCCGGGCGACGGCGAGGCCACCGGTGTCGGCCCGGCCGGGTCGGTGAGCGTGTGGATCGCCGACCCGGGCGTGCTGGGCAAAGCCGCGCCGGAGTACCCGCTGCTGCACGAGGGCACCGCCGACGTCTTCGAGGGCGTGCCCGGCGGGGTGGCCCCGCGCGGCGACCAGATCGCCATCCCCGGGGTCAGCAACAACGTGGTGTGCGGCGGCCAGATGGGCCAGGGCAAGTCGAACGCGCTGCGCGTGTACGCGCTCGGCTGGTCGCTGGACCCGCTCGCTGAGATCGACGTGTTCGTGTTCGCCAACAACGGCGACTTCGACGCCTACCGGCCCCGCCTGGCCATCTATGAGAAGGGCGTCGAGGACGACACCATCGCCGCCGCGGTGGCCCGGCTGCACGAGCTGTACGCCGAGGTGGCGCGCCGGGAACAGCGGCTCGCTGACCTGGGCGCGAAGAAGCTGACCCGCCAGCTGGCGCAGGCCCACCGTGACCTGCGGCCGAAGCTGGCCCTGTTCTCCGAGTGCCACGAGCTGTTCGGGCATCCCGAGCATGGCGCGCTGGCCGCTGACCTGGCGACGAAGACGGCGAAGCGGGCCCGGAAGACGGGGATCGTGCTGGCGTTCGACACCCAGTCCAGCCGGAAGGAGGCGATCCCGCCGAAGCTGGTGGAGCTGGTCAGCGTGAACTGCTGCTTCTACGTCAAGACGTGGCGGTCCAACGATGGCTTCCTGGGCGACGGCTCGTTCGCCGCCGGGATCCGGGCGACCGAGCTGCGGCCTGGCCGGGACCGGGGCACCAGCGTGATCACGGGTGTGAGCGACGGCCAGTTCGAGCTGCTGAAGTGGTATTTCGTCGAGGTCAACGACGACACCGGCTACGACGCGGCCAAGGAAGTGATCGAGCGGGCGGTGGCCATGGTGGCCCCGGGCACGCGGATCGAGGCCCCGGCGATCGAACCGGCCGCGGAGACCAGGGATCTGCTGGCCGACCTGGCCGAGGTGCTCGGCGGCGACCGTGCCCGGCTCCGCGATCTGGTGGGCCTGCTGCGGGAGCTGGCGCCGTCCTGGGCGCCGTACAAGAGGCTCACGGCCGGCCAGCTGCACAAGGCGCTGGACCGTGAGGGCGTCGCCACGGTGAACCACAGCGGCACGCTGCATCTGGCTCCGGAGGAGCTCCGCCGGGTGCTCGCGGAGCGGGGTGTGTGATGCCCGCCCGATCATCGGGAAACCGCGTTTCAGCGAGTCCCCGGCACCCCGATCTCACATCGTCACATGGCCGCGAAAACATCACATTCGCAGGTCAGCGGCTTAACGGTGGGCCATCACATGCATGTGGATTTTTCCACATGGTCACAGCGATCTCACATCCGATCTCACCGAATCGAGGGTGCTGCCGATGGATGACTTTCTGGGCTTCACCGCACTGGCCATCGCCGTCGCTGGCGGCAACTGGCTGTGGCATCTGCGCCGCCATCCGTTCGGCCGGTGCCGCTGGTGCGGTGGCGACGGGCAGAACCCGGGGTCGAAGAGCGGCCGGTTCGGCCAGTGCCGTCACTGCCGGGGCCAGCCGCGGGTGCGGTTCGGCGCGACCCTCGTCCATCCCGAGCTGAAGAGGCGGCGATGAGAGGCACCTGGCAGACGACCGGCGGCGACGGCAAGGGCTGGCTTCTGCTGGCCGGTGTGGCCGCTGGCGTGATCGCCGTCGGCTCCGGTGCGGCCGCCGCTGCGGCCGAGCTGCTGACCGCCATCGTGATCGGCGTGGTGGTGGTCGTGGTCCTGCTGGTGGCCGCCGGGGTCTGGTGGCTGTGGCGGGAGCACCGCCGTGGCGGCTTGGCGGTGGTGGTGCATCAGCCGCAGGCGCTGCCCGCCCCGGAGCCGCGCCGGGCCGTCCCGCCTGTGCAGGCCCCGGCGCAGATCACGAACAACTTCTACGGCTACAGCCCGGCCGACGTGGCCCGGGCCGTGGCCGAGCAGCACGCAATCAACCAGGAGAGGTGAGAGCGATGGGCGTGGTGAAGAAGTCGGGTGGCTCGGCATGGGAGCAGCGGAAGCTGACGCAGCACGGGTCGTCGGCCGAGCGCGGCATGGCCAAGAACTCGGGGACGCTGCGGCGGCTCGGCGAGAAGCCGAAGGGGCCGAAGGGGCCGAAATGACACCGATGTGGCGTAAGTCCAGCTTCAGCTTCTCCAACGGCAACTGCATCGAGGTGGCCGACCTGCGGGCGGCTAGCGGGAGTCTCGGCAACGGCGAATGCGTCGAGGTTGGGAAGGGCTGGCGGAAGTCCTCGGCCAGCGCTTCCAACGGTCACTGCGTCGAGGTCGCGCCCGGGCCGCTGGTCGCGGTCCGGGATTCGAAGGACCCGGCGGGGCCGGTGCTGGCGTTCAGCCCGGCCGCGTGGCGGGCGTTCACGAGACGCGGAGGGAGGTGACCGGCATGCAGGTAGTGAAGCGGATTGTCCGCTGGAAGTGCCGCGACTGCGGGGCAAAACACCCGTCGTATTCGGCGTGGTGCATCTACTGCGGGGCCTGGCGCTGACGGCCCCGAGGCCGCACCGTCTTGCCTCCGGTGCGGCCGATCGGGCAGTCAGCACAGGGCTGACCCCGGGTGAAAGGACAAGATCATGAGCAGGTTCGTCAAGGGACACATCGACACGAGCACCGGGCAGAACAAGCGGGTCAAAGTCACCCAGCGAGACACCTACGGGGGGCCCGAACGGAAGAACGGCAAGGTGGTCAACCGGGCCCAGTGGCGACGTGACCAGAACACCGGGAGGGGCCGGTAACGACGATGGGCAAGAAGGATCAGAACGAGGCGATCCGCCGGGAGCTGGAGAAGGCTGCGTTCCGGCAGGCCGCAGAGCGGGACGCGGAGAACCGTGACGGCCACAAGGGCCGCGTCGACTTCCTGCTGGACGAGAAGAACGCCAAGAAGGGGAAGTAACCATGGGCATTTTCAGCAGCAAGGGCGACCGCGAGAGAATCGCCAAGCAGCAGGAGGAGGTTGCCGAGTGGGAGCGGCAGGCGGCCAGGAACCGGAAGGAAAACAAGCAACGGGAGGCCAGGTTTGGCCGCGCCTATGGAGGCGGCTCACGCTACGGCGGCGAACTCCGGAAGTGACCTGAGCCTCCAGTAGGGCGCCCGGCCCGCTGCTAACAGGCCGGGTGCCCGGCTGGTGCTCAGATCGACGACTGGAACCCGCGCTTCCGCTTCGGCACCTGGATGGCCCCGTCGGGCAGGATGCGGGCGAGCACCTCGTGCGTGGTGTCGAGTGCGGCTATCTGGGTGAGGCTCAGGCCGCTGAGGTCGGCGGGCTGGGTGATGGTGTCGGTGGCCATGGTGATCATTATTTCAGTGGGAGGGTTGTGGGATGGACGATGACTGCCCGTTCTGCGTCCGCATCGCGGCGGGCGAGTTCGACTACTCGGACCGCTTCGCTGTCGCCTTCGAGCCACTGAACCCCGTGACGCCCGGACACCTGCTGGTGGTGCCGCGCAAGCACGTCCCGGACGCTGGCGACGACCCGCTTACCGCTGGCCGGACGATGGAGCTGGCGGCGGACATCGCCGGGCCGCTCGACCTGGAGACGCCTGCCTACAACCTGATCACCTCGGCCGGCCGGGCGGCGACGCAGACCGTGCGGCACCTGCACATCCACATCGTGCCCCGGCGCGAGGGTGACGGCCTGGCGCTCCCGTGGACCGGACAGCAGCCTCTTACCGGCTCTTCGGCATCCTCGTGAAGGCCAGCAGCTGCGCCTCGGTGCCGTTGTACCGGTCGGTGTCGAGCGTGGCCCCCGAGTTCTGCCAGAACGTCCACGTCTTCCACGGCGCGGGCACAGCGGGCTTGCTGACCCCGTACGAGGCCAGCCAGAGAAACCAGGGCTCCAGGCCCGCGCAGTTGCCCGCCTTGGCGAACGCCGGGTTGGTGTACAGCAAGACGCGGTGGTTCGGGGCCAGCGTGTTGATCGCCTCGAGGCAGGCCTTCGCTCGAGCGGCGACGGTCGCCGGGGCGATGTGGTCGTTGCGGCCGTCGCTCGAGGTGGCCTCGAGGTCCAGCAGCAGATTGTCACCGGCCAGCAGCCCGTGGGCCTTGACCGTGGAGACGAGGTGCGCGGCCTGGTCCTCCGGATTGTCGCTGGCGTGGAAGAAGTGGTACGCGAACCGGGGCACGGTGTGGGTGCCGTTCAGGAACCACATGCCGTCCCAGTTCGCCTTGAACTGCGGGTCGGTGACGGTGAGGCCCTCGGTGGCCTTGGCCGCGCCGAACGCGACCTTGCCGTGCTGGGCGGTCCAGTTGAACTTGCCCTGCGCGTAGCTGACGTCGATACCGGGCTCGGTCATGATTCGGTCCTTTCTGGCCAGTGCCACGTGCCGCCCTTGGTCTGCGCCTCAGCCCAGCCGCATCCGCAGTAGCGGAAGGGGGTGCCGTGGGTCGCAGCGTCCGGGCAGTTGGGCTTGCCCGGCGTCTCGCCGCCGTCGTCGAACGGAACGGCCCGGTTGAAGAACTGGCCGGTCGGGTTGAGCACGCACAGGCCGAGGGTCTGCAGGCCGTCGGCGTCCGGTGGAACCTCGGTGACGATCGCGGCGCGGCACTCCTGGGTGTACTCACCGCCGGGCGTGCCGTAGCTGACGTAGTGGACGATCCGGCCGACGCTGGGCTTCTGGCTCATGACGCCTGCACCGCCAGCCCGGCCGCGATGAAGGCGACCGCGATGGCCAGCAGGCGGGCGCTGTACGGGGTGGGCGCGGCCGCGATCAGCGCGAGGATCGCGGCGACAACGAACAGGACGAGCGCGAGTGTGCTTTTAGACATGACCTCTCCTTGGTTTCCAGATATCGGTGCACGGACGGCACCAGCTGGTAGCCCGGCTGAGCAGCGCGAACACGCCGCAGTGGTGGCAGTAGCCGTCCATCAGCGGGCCGGCTTCATGATGAGCGGGCAGTTGGTGGCCGCGTACACCTGCTGGAACGCGGCCTGAAGGTTCTGCCCGTAGGTGGCCCCGGAGTCGCCGTGGCTGCCCTGAACCTGCGCCAGATGGAACAGGGCCATGCACACCGGGACCGCCGCTTTCGCCGCGGCGGCCTGCTTGTGGCTGTTCTGCCAGCTGACGTAGCCGACGGTGAACAGGATGCTGGTCGCCGACAGGACGATGGCTCCCAGGGACAGGTAGACGATCGACCGCAGCACGCGGCGGGAGATCACCACCGGCGGCCTCTGCTCACTCACCAGCGCCCGCCCCCGGTCGCGCCGAGGGTGTAGACGGTGGCGGCGATGGTGGCGGCGACGGCGATGAGGACGAGCCAGCTTCGGGCACGCTCGCGCCGAGAACGGTGCGGACGTGGGCGGTCGCGCTGGGAGCCAGCATGCCGAGGCCCACCGCCAGCAGCACGTCCGACGGCGTGCGCCCCGCCGCCGCCCACAGCAGCAGCTGGGACCAGACGATGACCAGGCCCGTACCGGTGATCCCAATGTCCCTCAGCGTCGGCCATGCCGGCACGTCACCCTTCCTTCTCGATCAGGTCGATATCCACGCCAGCTCCATCGTCGGGGTCTGGCCGGTGGTGGTGGGCGTGTTCACCGCGACGCCGGAGAACAGGTACAGCTGCAGGTAGTCGATGCCGCCGAGCATCGGCACCTGGCAGCCGCCGGACGCCCCGGCCGAGTGGCCGTTGGGCTGCCAGCCCGCGGCGACCTGGGCGTACTGGACGCCGGACAGGGCGAGAACAGCTTTGACCACCGACGTGGTGCTGGATGAGGCGTTGGTGAGCCCGGACAGGGTGACGTCGTACCAGCCGGAGCAGCCGGGCGGGCACAGCCACGAGTGGGCTGGCTGGCTGCCGGTGGCCACCGCCGACCAGCCACCGTAGGGGTCTTCGGCGATGCTGTTGATGGGGGCCAGGACGGTGGCCCCGGCGCCGATCGCGGTGGCGGTGGTGAGCTGGCCGCGGAACGCGGGCGGGGAGGCGAGGAAGCTGAACGGGGTGGTGACCCAGGTGGTGAAGTCGTCCGGGAACGGCCCATAGCCCGCGGGGAACGCGGGCACGACAGGGTCGGCGGGCAGTGTCACAGGCCCTCCCAGACGATGATCATGCGGGTCTGGCTGGCCGCCCCGGTGTTGTAGGCGATGGCGGATCCTGTGTTCTGGGTGGCGATCAGCTGCACTTTGTCCCCCGCGTTCAGCCGGAGCCGCTTGGAGACACCGGCCCCGGACCCGAACGTGTCGGACGTCTTGTACAGGACGTCACCCCACTGGGTGGTGCCGCCGTTGACACTGAACCCGGCGCCGATGCTGAAGATGCTGGCCGCGGCGGCCAGGGAGAACTGGCCGTAGCAGTAGTAGCGGCCGGCCACGGGCGCGGTGTAGCCCGCGGCCGCGCCGGTGGACAGGCCCCCGTAGTTGTCGACGGTGACCGCGTTGAGCGGCACCACGGACCCGGCGGGGAACGTCGACCCGGCCAGCGTGCTCGACCCGGCCGCGTAGGTGGCTTTGGCGATCGGCGGGTAGGTCAGGAAGCTGATCGTGTCCCGCACGTTGGCGTTGAGCCATGCCGAGGTGATCGGGCTGGGCACGGTGGCCAGCGGCGGGACGGCCAGCGGCTGCGTGCCGGTGATGGCGGCGACCCAGCGGGCGGACACGGTGGGCAGCTGGGTGGCGTTCGCGGACCGGCTGATCGTGGACCCGGTGCCCTGGTAGCCGGTGGCCTCGATCCAGTCCCCGGACCCGTTGGCGGGGCCGCTGATGGTCTGCTCGATCAGGTCGACGGCCTGCGGGGTGGGGTAGTAGCCGGACCCGGACCACAGCAGCGGCCCGCGGATGGGCCCGACGCCGGAGCCGTTGTTCTGCCACTGGAACCCGGCGGCGAACACGGCGGCGGTGGTGGAGGTGTAGGCGAACGGGAACGTGCACCGGCACAGGTACCAGCCGGGGAGCGGGCACCAGATCTTCGCGTTGGCGATGGTGTGCATGTTCCACGGGTCGTCGAGCTCGGTGTCCAGGCCCAGGGTGCCGTCGGCGCCGGCCGCCCAGGTGGCGCCGCTGGCGGACTGGCCGAGGAACCATGGCCGGCCGGCCAGGAGGGCGACCGCGTCGGAGACGTTGGCGCGCAGCTGCGGGGTCAGCACGAAGTCACCGGCGGCCCAGGTGCGCGGGCTGGGAATGGCGGGCTGGGGCATCGTTCACCACCCCAGCCGGTTGGCGCCGTTGAGCAGGCCGCGTACAGGATCATCGACGGTCAGGCAGCTGTATTCGGGGGCGAAATCCAGGACGCAGGTGATCGAGGCGTCGGTGCCGTCCTGGCTGAACTGCTCGTTGCGGGTGGTCTGGGTGATCCGGGCGGCCAGCGAGATCAGCGGTGAGGTGGCCGCGGTCGGCAGCCGCACGTTGACGGCGACCATGTCGCCGGTGGAGGCCCCGGCCCAGAACTGCCACGCGGCCCCGCTGGAGACGTTGGCGGCGTTGGCGTGGGCCACGATCTTGACGGCCTGGACGCGGTTCTGCGGCCTGGCGTAGACGCTGGCCAGCCAGTTCGCGAGGTCGCCGAGACCGGCGCCCACGTTGTAGTTGCTGGTGGCGTCGTTTTCCAGGTAGCCGGTCTGCTGGTAGGGCTGGTCACCGTACTGGGCCCGGGAGGCGGCCTCGATCGCGCCCATCGTGGTGGTGGCCGTCGCCCCGTCCGGGACGGTGACGGCCGAGGTGTCCAGCTGGGTGAGCTGGATGTCGTTGACCACCCTGGTGGGGTCGTAGTCGGTGGCGAAGTCAGCCGGGGTGAAGGGGATCTCGCCGCCCGCGACGTTGTCACCCAGCGTCCACTTCACCGGCTGATTCCACGCCATCCACTTGTTCAGGTAGAACAGGTCCCCGGTGGGGGCGGCGAAGAACAGGCCCGGCAGCGTCGACCCGGACACGTTGGTGACCGAGGTGGCGGCCGGCTGGCCGCCGATGTCCTGCCCGGACACGCACCGGTCGCCCTCGTTGATGACGGACTGCTGCAGGATGCAGCGGCGGCCGGTCAGCCCCGCGTACTCCAGGATCCGCTCGATCCGCTCATAGGCGAACTCCCCGCCCACGCCACTGGACGCCGCCCAGTAGTGGTTGACGATCCGGACCACGGGCAGCTCGGAGCCGAACACGGCGCCCAGGGCCAGGGTGCCGTTGATGAAGCCGCCTTGCAGGGCCCGGTCGGCGATCCCGCCGAAGGTGAGCTCGGTGAAGCTGGCCGCCAGGGCCGCGCTGAACGTGCCGGAGACGCTGGCCCAGTCGCCGCCCTGGGTGAGCACCTGGTAGCTGTTCTGGCTGAGGATGAGGGCGAACTGGACGGGGCTGGGGCCGGTCCGGTAGTCGCGGCCCGAGTCGATGGTGACGGTCTGGAAGCTGCCCGCGGCCGTGTTGTAGGACATGGTGAGGTTGCCGGTGATGTTGGAGACGTCCAGCTCCACCACCACGCCCCGGACGTTCCGGGCCGACAGCACGACGGTGTGGCCGGCGGTGGTGGCCCACATGAAGCCGCCTCCGGCCGAGGTGACGGTGATCGCGGAGCCGCCCTGGCTGGCCGACAGCTGGAAGGTGCTGCTGCCCGAGTTGATCACCCAGTAGAGGGTGTTCGCGGAGAACCCGCCGGGCAGCGTGAATCCGGTGGCGACGGTCAGGTAGACGGGGGTGCCGGTGGGCAGCGTCGTGCCGCCCGCGGTCAGGGTGAACAGGCTGCCGCTGGTGGCCGCGGAGAACCCGTACCCGGTGGCCTCGTCCACCCCGGCCCACACCTCGACCGTGACGCCGTCAGCGATCTGCGGGTAGCTGGTGTCGGTGCAGGACAGCGCGGACCCTTCCTGCGCGTTCCCGGGCGTGCCGAGCGTCTGGGTGAACACGCCCGCGGTGCCGCCTTGCTGGCCGCTGGCGGTGGTCTCGGCGCTGGAGTCGCCGAGCAGGGTGCCCGCGGTGCCGCCGAAGGTGGCGGTGCCGCCGCCGGACCCGTACTTGGATGTGACCAGGTTCAGCGGCGAGGAGTTGCCTTGGGCCAGGTTCGCGGCTGACGTGGCGCCCTCGGCGTCGTCCATCGGCCACAGGGCGTACGGGGCGTCGAGGAGGTATTCCTCGCGGGCCATCGAGTCCAGGGTGCCCGCGGCGTAGGCCCACACGTCCTGGATGGTGGCCTGGGACTGGCCGCGGAGCATGTCGGCGTCCAGGTTGAACGGCCACCGCTGGAAGAACCCGGAGAACGGCACGTAGAACGGGGTGGCCGCGGCCGGCCAGATCAGCCGCTGCCGGACCGGTGTCCCGGAGTCGATCCCGGCGAACGCGCCGGTGCCGGGCGGGATCAGCGCCCCGTCCGGGTTGTCGATCACCATCGTGCCCTGCCCGGCCTGCAGCTGCCCGGCCGTGTACTGGCGGCCCTGGGTGAAGTTCATCGACAGCGACCGGGGGGTGATCTCCGTCCAGGACAGCTCCGAGGGCGGGGTGAACGCCCCGGCCCCGATCGCCAGCTCGGTGACCACCACCGGCCAGTTGGGGCTGGGCTGGGCGGGTGCGGCCGCAGTGACGAGGATCCCCGCGGTGACGGCGGACATGTCGAGGCTGGCCGTGGAAGTCCAGGCGGCCGTCTCGGCGGCGGTGGCGACCCGCCACGCCGCATGGAGGGCGATGTCGGCGGTGTGGTCCACCCCGTTGGAGCTCGTGACGGCGGCCAGCGACGTCCAGCCGGTCCCGGGCCCGCCGATGGTGGCCGAGTTGTTGTCGGTGCCGAGCGCGGCCAGCATGAGGGCCTGGGCGGCCGGGGCGTCGACCCCGGCGGACAGGGCGGTCGCCGAGTTGGCGTAGCCGCTGGTGAGCTCGGCCAGCGTCCCCCACGGTGACATGCCGGAGATGTCGAGGACGGTGACGGCCAGGGCGATGATCGTGCCGGTCGCGCACGCCTGCACGTATTCGGCGGCCCGGGCGGCGGGCGCGTACCAGATCGCGGTCCGGGTCACCCCGGCCGGGTCGCTGTCCCCCGACGGTGCCCCGAGCGGCTCCCAGAAGTTGTGCACGTCGTCGGCGACGGAGACGGTCACCGCCTGGCCACTGGCCAGGCTGGTCTGGGCGGCGAAATAGTCCAGGAACACGGCGCGGGAGTTGGCCACCGTGAGCCCGTTGCGGCCGGTGTCGGCGTCCGGGTCGAACACGCCGTTGTCGTAGTGCTCCCAGAAGGCGTGCATGCCGGCCCCGGCGATGTGGTCCTCAGCCATCCGGCCCACGAAGTAGGGGTCGTCGCCGCCACCGGTGTAGATCGAGCCGGTGTTGTTCCACAGCACCAGGCCCCATTCGGGGAAGGACAGCGGCTTGGAGTGGGACGCGGCGAACGCCTTCCAGGCGTTCAGCCCGTTGGTCTCGGTCTGCTGGGTGGCGTACTTGGCTTCCTGCGCGGACAGGGTCCGCGTGTACGGCATGCCCTCGGCCGGGTAGCCGCCGCCCCCGTCATAGACGTCGAGGCCGATCTGGTCGACGTAGGCGTCGCCGGGGTAGGCGATGGTCACGTCGGACAGGCCTGAGCCGCCGCCGCCCAGGTAGGGATTCCACATGAACGTGAAGTTCGCGCCGGACAGGCCACGGAGCAGGGTGACGATGTGCCGCCAGCCGTTGATGAAGTCGGTCACGTTGCCGCTGCTGACCGTCCACGGGTACCAGGTGCCGTTGAACTCCCGGGCGATCCGCAGGCAGGCGCTGCCGTACCCGTGGGCGATCAGGTAATTCCCCAGCGCGGTCCAGTGCGCGTCGTTCGTCCCGGCCGCCTCGGCCGCCCACGTCGCGCCGCCGGAGCCGATCGAGGCCCCGCAGCAGGCGGACAGGCCGATCATCATGGTCCGGCCGCCGACGCTGCCCCAGCTGGCCAGCGGCACGCCGGTGCCGGACACAGTGCCGACCCAGCAGTTCTCGAACGCTGACCAGCCGCCGGTCGTCGGCGCCTCGATCGCATAGTCCAGGACGTAGTCGACCTGCCGGCTGATGAAGCCCTCGTAGGCCTGGATCGACGACAGCGGCACCCCGGCCGTGGGCGGCATCCCGGAGACGGCGGTCAGCACGCCGGTGTTGCCGCTGGCCACGTATTCGCCCATGCGGCCGCGGAACACGCCGATGGGGACGGTGCTGGTGGCCGGGTCGGCGCCCTGGGGCTGCCGCCAGGTGACGATCGCGGCCATCCAGTCCCCGGCCGTGTTGTCCACGGTGGCCTGGACGGGCCACGCGGACGGGGTGGGGAAGGAGAAGCCGCTGCTGATCGAGTAGCCCTCAGAGCCGACGACGGTCACGTTGACGGTCATGGGAAGCTCGCCATCAGCAGGCCGGCGGGCGAGACGGGCGGCGCGCTGGCCGGGGTGACCTCGACGTCAACCCAGTCATTCTCCGGATTCGTGTTGGTTGACGGGTACGCCCACGTGTTGACCGACCAGGAGTCCTGCCCGGGTGAGGTGGCGCTGGCGCTGTTCGGCGCGGTCAGCGGGCCCGCGGTCCGGCCGGAGGTGCCGAGGCCGCCGGACGTCCAGTAGTTGGCCAGGGCCGCGAACCACGTGGTCCCGGCCGCGTTGAACGTGGCCACCTTGTAGTTCTGGCTGGCGTTCAGGGTGACGCCCGCGCTGGTGTAGTCGCAGCTGACCCAGCCGGATCCGGCCGCCCCGGACCAGGTGGGCGACGTGCTGTCGGCGCCGGACACGACCGCCTGGCTGGTGACGTCCCAGATCGCGCACCTGGTCGGCAGGTTCGTCACGCCGGGCGGCGAGTAGTGCCAGATGCGGGTCAGCGCGCACGCCGCGGACAGGCTGAACTCCATCGAGATCGTGTAGCCGGTCGTGTCGGTCGTGGTCGCCCCGGCCGGGAAGATGCGGGGCAGGTTCGGCCACAGCCGGTAGGAGATGCCCGACGGTGCGGCGTCGGTGACGATGACGTCGAGCCAGGAGTTGAAGCTGGAGTTCGCGCTGTTCGGCGGGTCGACGGCCGGGTCGCCGCCGGAGGTGGAGAACAGGCCCTGATTGTTGGAGAACGGGGCCGGGGCGGTGCCGCCGTTGCCGGCCACGTCGGAGTACATCGACAGCGGCCCGTTGGACAGCCCGGCCACGCCTCCGCCGCCGGTGCCCCAGAACCCGGAGGTGAAGTTGAAGTTGCCGGTGAAGCCGGTGGCCACCATGTAGGGGCTGTTCGGGACCAGCGGGATGGGGGTGGCCAGCAGGGCGGTGTTCCACGCGCCGGTGGTGAAGGTGCCGCTGGTGACGGTCGCGGCCGGGACGAGGTTGAAGGTCAGCGACCCGGTGTTGGCCTGCCAGATGGTGAACTTCTGCGGCCCGTGGTTGCCCGCCGCGTCGGCGACGTAATACCTGAAGCCCTTCAGGTACAAGTTCTCGGCCGTGACCTGGAACAACGTCCCCAGGGTGATCGGGTTGCTGAACGACGTCGATGAGGTGGGCAGGGTCAGGCCGGTGTGGCCGCCGGTGCCGGTGAAGACGCTGTAGTCGGTCATCAGAAGCCCAGACCGGCGCCCAGGTAGCACCACTTGGAGAGGCTGGCCACGTACTCGAAGCCGAGGATGTCCACCTTGCTGGCGCCCGTGGACAGCGTCGGAGCTCCGGCCGCGCCGAAGTCGTAGGCGGTGCCGTAGGTCAGGGTCCGGCCGCCGGTGGCGTCCTGGATGACGCGCACGCGGATCGTCTGCCCGTCCACAGGATTCGACGGGTTGGCCAGCGTCCCCGTGCTGGCAGTGAGCGTGACGGCGAAGGCGTTGCCCAGCGCGGCGTTCAGTGCGATCGACGATCCGAAGGTGAGGGCGGCGACGGCCGGGGCCAGGAAGCCCGTCATGGTGCCGCCCGCCTTCGGCAGGTACACGCCAGTGCCGTCCTGAACCCAGGTCCCGGGCGTGCCCGCAGCGGTGCAGATCCAGACCTTGGCGGTCTGGTCGACCACGAAGTCGCCCACGGCGAACGTGCCGGACGCCGGAGCACCGGACGCGGTGCCGCCGACATACCGGCTCGCGGCCGTCGCGCCGGTCAGGCCGGAGGGAGACAGGGTCACACCCTGGGTGGCTGCCGTTCCGAGGCCCAGGTTCGTCCTGGCCGTGCCCGCGTTCGCCACGTCGGAGAGGTTCGACGTCTTCTGCAGGCTGGCCGACTGGACGGTGGCCGCCGACCCAGCCGGGTCCGATGCCGCCTCGGCCGCGGCCTGCGCGGCGGCGGCCGCGCCTGCAGCGTCGAACGCGGATGTCGCCTGGAACGCGGCGCTGCCGAGCTGGCCGAACGCTACCGAGTCCGTGCTGGCCGACCCGTTGCCCAGCCCGGTGTGCTTTTGGCCGTTCATGGCCACGGCCGCCGTCGGCGGATGCAGCGAGGCGATCTGATCGAGCCGCCCGGTCTTCACCGTGGGGTTGGCGGTCGTGCCGCTCACGGCGATCGAGGCGTCCGCCGCGGTGACCGAGTCAACGACCCCGCCACCACCACCGCCGCCGTTACCCCACGCGGTCTGCGTGCTGCCGTCGGTCTGCACGACCGGCACCTGCCCGGCCGCTGGCGTCCCGGACGGCAGCGGCAGGTAGCTGGCCACCGTGGGCCCGGGGACGGCCGCGTTGGCCTGGAGGAAGGCCAGCGTCTGGCTGGCCCCGCTGGCGGCCAGGATCTGGCTGGTGAAGGTGTACGGTGCCTGCCCGGTGATCGCCACCGTGACCGTGTAATAGGACCCGGCGGGCTGCAGGGTGGCGTCGTCGTTGGCGATCAGCGGGTCGCTGCTGCCGGTGGCCGAGGTGAAGAAGTACGTCTTCGGTACCGGCCGGTAGTCGATGCCGCTGGTGGAGTCGGACACCGGCTCGTTCAGGGTGAAGGTGATGTTGCCGCCGAGGGGGGCCTGGCCGATGTCCTGCTCGGTCCAGGTGACGGTGACCGTGCTGATGCTCATGCCAGTTTCCCTGCCAGAGAAAGGCCGTTGGACGGGTTGACCTGCGTGTATCGCAGCGTGGCCTCCTGGACGGCCTGCTGGACGGCCTGCAGGAACCGGGGGTCGTTGTAGCCCTGCGTCCCGGCGCCCAGGGTGACCGGCACGGTGACGTGGACGGTGGGCGCGGTGTGCGCACCGCCCGCGCCGGTGATGCCGCCGGTGGCGATCTGGCCGCCCAGCTGGGCCATGGTGGCGCGCAGAGCCGGGGTGGCGGCATTGATGCCGTTGATGTAGCCCTGCACGGTGTTCACGCCGTGCTCGAAGAACACCCGCGACGGGGAAAGGAGCTTCAGCGGGTCCGTGAAGTAGGAAATCACGTCGTGAGCCATGCTGCTCGCGACGCTGCGCAGCGCACCCCTGAGTGACTCCATGCCGTGGATCAGGCCCATGATGATGTTGCGGCCGTCGGCTTCCATCCGGCCCGGCAGGCCAGCCAGGTAGGACAGGATCTGGCCCGGCAGCCTGCGGAAATACGACAGCACGTCGTCGATGGTGCTGGCGGTGTCGTGGCGCATCCCATCCCAGGCGGACGCCACGTCGTGGCGGGCCCCGTCGGCCGCGGCCGCCGCGTCGTGGCGGGCGGCATCGAACGTGGTGGCGATCTCGTGCGGCACCCAGTCGGCGAATGAGGCCAGGTCGTGGCGCATGCTGTCCCAGTCCGACGCCAGGTCGTGGCGCAGCCCGGAGGCCTGGGCGGACCCGTCGTGGCGGGCGCTGGTGAACGCCTGCGCGATTTCGTGCGGCACCCAGCCGGCCGCGGCGGCGATGTCGTGGCGCATCGAGTCGAAATCGGAGGAGACGTCGTGACGCATCCCGCTGAGCACCGAGGACACCTCATGGCGGGCGGTGTCGAACGCCACAGCGATCTGGTGGGTGTGGGTGCGGATCTCGAAGACGGCCATGCCGATCGGGGAGACCAGCCAGGCGGCGATCTCCTTCCAGTGGCTGGCGATCCAGCTCCGGGTGGCGTCGAGGCTGGACACGATGTCGTGGCCGGCGGTGGCGGCCGCGTGCCGGGCGGCGTCGAATCCGCTGGCGGTGTCATGGGCCCAGCTGGCCGCGTCGTGCCGTGAGGTGTCGAACGCCGAAGCGGTGTCGTGCTCCCAGGTGGCGATGTCGTGGCGGACCTCGTCGAAGTGGGCGGCCGTGTTGTGGGCCCAGTCGGCGACGGCGTGCCGGGCCTCACCGAGGTCGTGCACGGTCTCATCGGACCAGGCGGCGATGTCGTGGCGGCTGGTCCGGAACGCTGAGCTGTAGGCGTCCCAGTCCTCCATCAGGTGCTTGACCACGTAGGAGACCGCGTTGATCGTCCCGGCCAGGGCATCGAACGCGATGTTGATCGCGTGGACGTCGTCCTTCGCGGACATGGTGGTCAGCAGCTTGCCGATGCTGCCGGCGACCTTGCCGATCCCGTCGCCGATCGCGGTGATCGAGGGGCCTTCCAGGGCGTGGAACTGGGCCAGCCAGTCCTTGAACCCCTTGCTGCCGGCGAACCCGTCGGCCCGCTTCAGCAGCCCGTCCAGGCTGGTGGCGAAGGTGTCGGCGAACGGGACCACGTCGGGCAGCAGCTCGCGGGCCAGCTTCAGCCCCGAGTTGAACACCTTGAAGGCGTCCGGCTCGAAGGCCTTGGACATCGACTTCCACTCGGATTCCAGGCTGCGGATGCTTTCCACCGCGGCCCGCTCGTCCGGGGGCAGCTTCATCAGCTGGGCGTGGGTGTCGCCGAGCGCGTTCTTCACGTTCTCGAATGCCGGGATGGCCAGCAGCGCGAACGCGCCCGCCCCGGCACCGGCAGCGGCCAGCCCCGACACGAGACCGGTCACCTCGGCCAGGGCCGCGAAGATCGCCGGGATGACAGCGATCAGGGCGGGGCCCATATCGGCCACGCTGCCCAGGATGGGGATCTTCCCGGCCGCGTCCCCGGCGCCGCCCATCAGCTTGCCGATCAGGCCGCCGCTGCCGAACGTGCTGGTGAGCCGGGACGCGAACGACCTGGTCTCGCCATCCAGGTCCTCGACGCCGTTCTTCGCGTCCCGCAGATCGTCTTTGAACTTGTCGATGCCCAGTTCAGCGGCCTTGGCCCCGGACAGGAACCGGCCGTTGGCCTCGTGGAGGTTCCCGAGCTTGTCGGCGTAGATCCCGGCGGCGGCGGCGGCTTCCAGGGCCTTGTCCCGCTCCTCGTCCAGGGCGACGGCGGCCTCAGCGGCATGGTCGCGCAGGCTGTCCGTGGCGGCCGAGGCTTCCAGGTTGGCGTCGGCGAACGCCCGGGCCTCTTCGACCCCGGCTTCCAGCTCGCCGAGGTATTCGTCCATGTCGGCGACGAACCGCTGTTCGACCTCGGGAAGTTCGTCAGCCATTGAGCACCGACCTGACCGCGCGGACGGCCGCGTCGTGGCAGTGGGTCCGGGTGGCCGGCGTCATCACCATGTAGGGCCGCGCGGGCAGGTGGACGTGCTTGCCGAAGAACCGCTTCCCGTCCGTCAGCACCTTCGCGCGGACGACGTGGATGTCCCCGCCGGTCTGCTGGATGCGGGCGTAGACGGTGTGCGGGGCGACCGAGGATGTGGCCCGCCCGGCTCCGGCCGGGACGGCGGGCTCGGGGCGCACCGACCGGGCCAGGGTGCCGGACCGGCGGGCGGGCGGCGTCCCAGGTGCGGACGGCCCGCCGCCGTGCATCGAGCGGACGACGTCACCCTGGTAGGTCTGGGCCATGGCGTTGGCCGCGGCCACCGGGGCGTCCCGTTCGGCCCTGGCCCGCATCCGCGCGAGGTAGGCGGGCAGCTCCGCTGGTGTCATTGCTTGCTCGCCTCCTTCTGTGCCTGCCAGATGGCCTGCTGCACGGGCAGCAGCCAGGTGTAGACCTCGACCGGCAGTCCTTCCCGGCCGCCGTCACCTCCCGGGGTGACCCCGAAGTGGATGATGTGGACGATGTCCTCGTACGCCTGCGCGCTCAGCCCGTCTGGGAGGCTGCCGCTTTTGCCCTGGACGAGCCATTTGAGCTTGAGGTAGTCACCCCTTTTGGGTCCGGCGACCGGGTCAGCTTCTCCGCGAACGGGACCATCAGCGCTTCCAGCTCCCCGAAGTCGTCCAGCGGCAGCTCCCCGAACGAGTCCAGGCCGGCCACCTGGCCGTCGTCGCCGAGCTCAGGCACCGGCAGGTCGTAGGACCAGCCCTCGACGACGATCGCCCAGACCGCGTCCCGCTTGGCCGCCATCCAGGCGGTGATGTCCATCCCGGACACGGTGGCTTCCTTGTCCAGCTCGCCGTCCCGGAACACCGCCTGCGGCTTCCCGGCCCGCTCCAGGGCCCGCTTGTGCTTGCCCTTCAGCTCCTGGATGGGGACGTGCTCCACCCAGGCACCGGAGGTGAACGTGGTCCGCATCGTTACTCCTCAGTAGCTCGGCACGGCGTTGATCAGCGTGAGCTTCACCGCGCCCTTGCCGCCGGACGCGCCGGTCATGGTGATCCCGCCCGAGCTGGCCGCCGTGTGCTGCAGCTTGGCCGCGATGTCGTAGCCGAACAGCTCACTGCCGTCGTTGATGTCGGCGGTCTCGTAGGCGTTCAGCAGCGAGTCGGCCTGCAAGCTGACCAGGGAGCCGGCCGACAGGCCGTTGGTGGAGACCAGCTGGTGCTGCGGCTGGGTGTTGGCCAGCAGGGCGGTCAGCGCCGACTCGTCGATCGCCGGGGCGATCGTGAGCTTGCTCGCGTTGGACTGCTTGCCCCGGGCGATCACATACGGGCTCTGGCTGCCCTGCAGCGTGTTGTAGGCCTTGACCGCGCGGGACATCGTGAGCGCGTATTCGGCGTAGTCCTTGATCTGGGTGCCGCCGCTGGCTGGGCCGCCGACGCCGAACACCGACCGCCACGCCGGGTAGGTCTGGACGCTGGACACGTTGACGGTGCCGATCGCGGAGCCGGGGATCTGCCGGACCTGGCAGGTGGCCTTCGCCGTCCAGGTGAGCAGCTTCTCGGCGCTGGCGGTGATGACCAGATCGGAGAAGCACACGTAGGAGTATTCGGCGGCCAGCCCGGTGGCGGGGATGCCGGTCCGGTCGATGAGGGCGTGCGTCGGCCCTTGTGCTGCCCCGTTGGCCGCCCCGGTCAGCCCGTTGAGCAGGGCGAACACGTGCGTGTACGGGGCGGTGGTGTTCGTGAACGGGGTGGCGGTCAGGTGCGCGAACCGGGTCGCCGTGACCGGGATCGAGGTGGCTGAGCCGGTGGCGGTGACCATGACGACCTCATTGGCGGCCGGGGTGCCCGCGTCCTCCAGCCACAGGTACATGCCGGTGGTGAAGCTGGCCCCGCCGGAGGCGACGGCCAGGGTCGTGGCTCCCAGGGCGATGGGGGCGTTCGTGACAGCGGCCGGGCTGGCCGCGGTGCCGGAGACGGTGTAGTCGCCGAGCAGGTTCAGCGGCAGGTGCCCGAACACGTCGCCGTAGAAGTTGCCGCCGATGTCGATCGAGGCGATCAGCGGGCCCTGGTAGGCGCCGTAGCTGTCACCCATCGACCCCTGGAACGACTCGTCGTACAGCATCATCGGCTTGTCGGACGGCTTGATGCTCGTGACCGGGAACGGCGACCAGCTGGTGCTGGCGGGCACCGTGCCGGGCACGGCCTCCTTGACGATGTAGACCTCCCGCTCTTGTGTCGGGAAGATCGTGGTCGGCGGTGCCATGGGTCAGTCTTCCTTCGTGCTGGACGCGTCCGGGGTGGCGGTGGCGGCGTTCCCGGCCCCGTCTGCGGGTGGCTGGAGGGGTGGGGTGCTCTCCGTGGCCTCAGAAGGCGTCTCAGAGCCTTCGGTCTCGCCGGGCGCTTCCCAGCGGCCGAACGCGGGCTCCTCCGGGAACTCCCAGACGTCGCCCGGGTGGATCAGCGTCCCGGAGCTGGGCTCCACGTCTGGCCCGGGGCCGGTGTACCTGTACTGCACGGTGCCTCCTCAGGCCATTACGAAGGTGTCGCAGTCGAACGTGATGGTCAGGCCGCCCTCACCGCGGCCCCGGTCGGCTTCCACCGACCAGTCGGCCGCCGACACGGCGATCCCCGCCGGGGCCTCACCGGCCTGGGTGATCAGCCGCCCGGTCGGGTAGGCCGAGCTGGTAGTGCCCAGCGTCCGGTCCGCGTAGATCAGGCCGATGAAGGCGTCCACGAGGTCGTCGACGTTGGCCTCGGCCGTCTCCAGATGCGGCAGGTAGCTGATGACGTCCAGCGCGCACGCGGTCGTGTACCGGCGGGTACGCCAGCCCGATGTCTTCCCGCCGAGGGCCTGCCGGGTGATCCGCTGCTCGGCCAGGCTCACGGTCAGGACCGCGCCCCAGCCCTGGCCGTCCGGCGCGCCCTGCGTGTAGTAGCCGTCCGGCGCGCCCTTCTTGATCTTGTACGGGTACGCCGTGCCCAGCCCGGCCGCGGCCAGCGGGCCGCCCTGGTAGTAGATCCCGGCGTCCGCCGTCTGCAGCTGGCCGCCGAAGTAGGCGGCGACGGCCTGCCGGACCAGCCGCCGGTCCCCGGCGGTGGTCATGGCCGCCTCGTCGGGGCGTAGGGCCTCAGCCAGCCGCGGGCGTCGTTGACGAGGCCGGCCGCCTGGCCGCCGCGGTCGGTCGAGGTGGTGCGCGCGGCCGGGCCGAACGCAGACTCGGGCTCCTCGGCCGAGACGTCCTCGCGCATCAGCAGGGCCACCCCGTAGGCGATGACGGCCTGGAGGATGCGGCGGGGCATCCCAGTGATGCCGGTGGTGGCCGCGTGCGCGTACTGGGTGGCCGCGGCCAGGGGGATCGCGGTCGCCGCCGGCGGGACGGTGGGTGTGGCCGGGGCGTAGGTGCTGGCCACGGTCAGCGCCTCGGACTGGCCCGGATCGTAGATCCGCAGCACGTCGCCGGGCAGGATCCCCGTCGGGTCGGCCACGGTCACCGACATGACCGACTGGGCCACGCCCGAGGTCAGGTAGCTCGACGGGTACCCGGCCACATACGACCAGGTGATGAAGACCTGGCCGGGCGGCCGGGCAGTGGGCCCGAACTGCAGCGCCGGGCCACTGAACTGGGTGATCCCGCCCCCGGGCATGAATGAGACCCTGCGGCCGTCCTCGATCCACATCGTGGCGTCCGGCAGCGTGACCGCGCTCATGTACGACGGGTCCGAGCCCCACGACAAGGCGGTGATGGCCCGCAGCGGGATGTGCTCCGGCCGGATGTAAATCCGGCCGCTGGCCTTGGCGCGGGACCGGGTGTTCTCGCCCTGCACGAAGTGGCCGTGCAGCGGCATGTTCTCGACCTCGCCGATGCACCAGTCCGTGGCGGCCAGCAGGGCATCAGTGAGGACGTCGTCCTGCAGCGCCCCGGCACCACCCGGGATCAGGTTGTCCGTATCCAGCCACGTCGGGTAGGCCCGGAACATCGCGGCCGTCAGATACGGCTGGGACAGCTCGGCGGCAGTGGGCGGGACGAGAGTGGGGATCGTCATCACTCACCGCCGCTTGGCTTCTCCTTGTGGGCGGCGCAGCGGCCGTCGTCACCCGGCGTGCCCTTGCACGGCTCACCGGCCTTCGTGGTCTCCGTGCACGACCGGTCCGGCTCAATCACGGGAGGCAGCGCGGCCGGGACCGCGACGCCTTCCTCTCGCGGCCCGTCGCTGGGATACGGGGCGGCGGCGGCCGGGAACACGACGGCGATCACTCGCGCTCACACTCCCCGCCGCACCGGCCGCATCGCTTCAGGAACGACCCGAAGCTGCACTTGGGGCAGCGCCAGCCGAGCGCCCGCCGGGTACCCCCGGCCAAGCTCGCGATGGCACCGCCCATCCGCACGGCCAGCTTCGCGTCCGTCTCGCCCATGTCGAACGAGCCGCCCTGTGCGTAGCCGCCCCCGCCGCCGCGGGCGTAGTAGCGGCGGCCGGTGACAGGACTGTCGATCTCCCGGCAGCCCTCGGCGAAGATGACCCGCTGCGTCACGTTCCCACCGGCCCGAAATTGGAGGTGTTGTTCAGGGCCGTGGCCAGGGTCGTGGTGAACGACGCCGCGTCGGCCTGCCGCACCTGGCAGCGCAGCCCGGCCGGGGTCACCTGGACCTCGATCCGGCCGATCTGCGCCTTCTGGGCCGTGGTCAGCGCGGCGTAGTAGGTGTTCAGCGCCGACAGCACCGCCGCGATCCCGGCCACCGTGAGCGCGTTCTGGGTGCCCACGCCGGTCAGGTTCCCCGCGGTCAGCTCGATCCCGCCGCTGGCCACCGCGGCGGCGCCAGCAGCGTCCCCCGCGGCGGCCTGGCGGGCCCGGGCGGTGATCGCGACCAGTGGATTCCCCGCGCTGAGCGGGGTCACCACCGGGACGACGACAGTGGCCATCAGGCGGTCAGCCCGACGATCGCCCCAGACCAGGCCGGGGCGTAGAACACCAGCGAGCCCAGCTGGTAGGTGCTGGCGTCGTAGGTGAACTGGATCTGCGGCCACATCTGGTACAGGTAGTCCTGCACGTTCTTGGCCACGATCGTGTTCGTGGTCTCACTGTCCGGGAACGGCAGCGTCTTCGTCCAGATCACCGACGCGCCGACCGGCATGTACGGGTGGACGTCGAAGTCCACCATGTCGCCCGTGACCTGGTTGGCGATGCCGTTGACGATCGCGCCGACCTCCAGGCCGCCGGTCGCCTCGTTCGGCTGCATCACCACCCGGTAGGCGGTGCTGCCACCGGCCGCCTTGCGGACGAAGTCGCCCATCGCCTTGCGGATCGTGCCGTCCACGTAGACGGTCTGCGGCCGGGACAGCAGCTTCTGCCCGAAGCTGGTGCCTGAGGCCCACGGCCAGGCCGACGCGCCACCTGCGGACATGGCGTAGTTGCCGGGCTGGGTGGACGACCCGTACAGGGCCATGAAGGCGTTCTGCCACGGGGCATCCCCGCAGGCGGTGGACCCCGCGACACCGCCGCCGACCGAGTTCGTCGAGTTCGCCAGGGTGCCCGCGAGGGCGTAGGTGCCGACGTAGCCGGACACGGACGGGTTGAGCAGCACGGTCAGCATGCCGTCGTACCCGTTCGGGTTGGCCGTGGTGTCAATCGTCCCGGACACGGACGGCAGCGCCGCGCCAGTGCTGGCCGGGGTCGCCGTGAAGGGGATGAGCTGCCCGGCGTAGGCGGCGGGAACAAACATCTGGAAGTAGTACGGGCCGCCGGTGACGGTGCCGGCGTAGATGTTGAACCCGGTCGCACCGGCGGGCAGCGTGGACGGCAGCGTGATGTTGATGACCGACGTGGTGCCGCTCGTGGTCGTCGACTGCTGGGTGGCGTTCGTGGTCGTCTCGCCGCCGGAGGCGACCGCGGTGATCACGACGTAGTAGGTGCCCGCGGCGACCCCGCCGCCGGTGCCCGCGTTCGCCACCGTCGGGTTGCCGGGGGCGGCGACGGGCCCGGTGTAGCCGAGGCTGGTGACGCCCCGGCCGTACAGCATGGCGCGCTCTTCGCCGCCCTTGTGCGCCCACAGCAGCGCGGTGGAGGACAGCTGGCGGACGTCCTGGTAGCCCTGCCCGATGTAGTACGCCTTCGTCGAGACGACGTCGGACAGCGACAGCTCGACGTAGGTGACCTGGTGGGCGTCGGCCGCGTAGGTGATCTTCTGGCCGCGGCGCAGCCCCAGGCCGCCGGAGCTCACCCCGCCGGAGGTGTTGGCGTAGCCACCGAATTGGGGCAGGTTGGCGGTGGACTGGCTGGCCGGGAACTCCGAGGCCATGAACGGCATCAGGTCCGGGACGCCGCCAACGCCGGAGTTCGACCAGCCCAGGATCCGCTTGTAATTCAGCGCCGAGCCGATGCCGTCGTTCTCCCGTGGCATCGCGTTCAGGATCGGCGTCTCCCGTGGCACCATCAGCTTTGCCGGGCCCTCAAGGTCGATCGGCGCCAGCTGGTTGGGGATCGTGATCGAGCCGGACTCGGGGAAGGAAGCGTCCCAGTCCTTGGACAGGTTTTCCCGCAGCGCGTCCAGCTGGCCCTGCATCTGGCCGAGCGCCTCAGCGGACATGCTCTTCTGCAGCGTGTCCAGGGTCGCCAGGTCGGCGTCACGCTGCTCGGCGTAGCCCTTCGGCGGCCGGGCGTTGCGGGTCAGCACACCGGTGCCACCCGCGGACTTGGCCACGAAGAAGTCGCGGCCCTCCTCGTGGCGGCTGATGGACTTGTCCAGCTCGCCGAGGTACTCCTCGAAGGCCTTCGTCAGCGCGCCGACGCCGCGGTACTCGGGCTCCCAGGTGACTCCCGCGCGGGAACCGCCGAACAGATCTTGCTTGGTGGGCATAGCCGGATCACTCCACAGAGGTGTATGCGCCCGGCCGGGGCAAGATCAGGCGATGGCTGCCTGGGACTTCTCGTCGGCTTCACGGGCGAGCTGGCGGTAACCTTCGCGGTCCCCCGGCGACGTGGCCACATCGGCCTTCGCACGGTAGAGCGCTGCCTTGGCGGCCCAGTCCTCGTTAGGCTCGCCGCGCTGGTTCTTCACCTGCACGTTGCGAGACAGGGCGGGTCCGCCCGGTACTGGTATCGCCTTCACCTTCGCCAGCTCGGTCTCCAGCGCTGTGATGCGCTCCTGGGAGGGTCCGAGGGCCTTCCTGACGGCGTCCTCGACAGCCTTGCTCAGGCTGCCGTTTCCCTGCGGCTCAGTATCCACATCGGTCCCTTCCGGCGCAACTTCCCCGGCTGCGCTCTTGCTCGTGTCGGTGTCGATCCCGAACTTCTTCGCCGCGGCGTGGGCCTTGGCCTTGGCCTTGCCGCCGAACGGCGAACTGGACAGCCGGGCCAGCGCGTTCTCCGCGTGGGCCTTGTCGTGGACCGGGAAGTGCCGCTTCGACCGCGGTGTGGTCTTCCCGTCGGCGTCCTTGCTGCCGCCGTCCTCGATGTAGGCGAACGCCGAGTCGGGCAGGTCGTTCTGCGTCTTCGCCGACTCTGCGGCCTTGATCGCGGCCGAGGCCATCAGCATGCCCATGTCAGCGTCGTCGCTGGTGTCCCCGGCCGACTCGCGGCCGATCCACCGGGTGACCATCGACGCGGCACAGTTCAGCAGGTCGACGTCGCAGGTCTCCCCGTACATGCCGGCCTTGATCTCCTGGGCCTCGTTGATGATGGCCTGGCCGAGCAGCTTCATGATCTGCTGGCCGAGGTCAACGTCCGGGCCCTCGTCGATCGTGCCGTCAGCGTCGACCGCCTTGGCGATGGCCGCCAGGACGGCCTTGGCCGCTTCCGGCTGCTCAGCCGACTTCCCGGCGTCGTCGGCGGCCGGGAGCTTGGCGCCGCAGCCCTCACAGGTGCGCTGCTTGGAGTCGGCGTCGTAGTCCTTCCCGCAGCTCGGGCAGTCCTTCGCGCCCTTCGCGGCCAGCCCCTTCAGCATCAGGAACGGGATGCCGTTCGCCGGGCTGCCCACGCCGTCCACCCGGTCCGCTTCGATCTTCTCCAGCTCCGTGATCGGAACCTCTTCAGCAACGACGGTCATGCCAGCTCCTCGGGCTCTACGCGCAGTTCGCTCGCACCCTCTGTGCGGGCATAGGTGATCGTGCCGGGCGGCAGGCTCGGCAACTCGCTCAGCTGGACGAGAGGATCGCCGGGCGGGAATACGACTTCACCGAAGGACACCTCGCGGTAGTCGCCCGGGTCGACGCCGTCGGGCAGCACGGGCCAGCTCATGCTCAGCTCCTCAGTGCCGCTATCGCCTCAGCGGTCGGCTTCCTTCGCTTCGCGCTGCCCTGCATGCTGACCCCGCCGATCTTCCCGGCCTTGATCAGCTCCCACGCCTCCGGCTCCCAGACGACGCCCAGGAGCCAGTCCCCGGCCTTCACCACGTAGCCGCCGGTCGTGGTCCAGTCCTCGCCGGGCCACACAAACGACTCGACGACCTCACCGGCCCCGTCGGTGCCGTCGGCGTGCATCAGGCCGACGTTCCGGGACTTGCGCAGGTAGTTCCACGCAGCCTCCTCGACGGCCGCCTTGGATGCGAAGTCGCGGTGCCCGTCCTGGGCCACGGCCACGTCGGCTTTGTCGGCCGGGTAGGCGACGGTGAGCGTGTAGCGGCGCTCGTCGACCGCCTTGACGAGGGCACCGGCGACGGACTGGCCGTCCCAGGTGGCCTTGGCCGTGGGCTCGTCCGTGCCGTCGTCTACGACGGTCGTAGTGGTGACCTTCACCGGCTTGCCTCCTGGCTGACGTGCTGCTTCATGTCCTCGTGGTGGGCGTCGAGCTTGCGGTGCGTGCGGATGTGGGCCAGGCCGAGGCCCAGCAGCGTCCAGAACGACGGCGGGAGGACGTTCTGCAGGACGTACTGCCAGACGGCAGACCACATCACGGCTCACCCCAGTCCGGCGTCGCGTCGCCGCCGCCAGCGAACACGCGGCCACCCATGCCGAGCGGGTTACGCGGCTTGTCGCCGTGCTTCTCGTTGGCGATCGAGGCCACCTGGATCTGGAAGTCGACCGGCAGGCCAGTGCGTCCGCTCAGGTAGGCGCTGATGGCCAAGCACAGCAGCTCCCAGCGCTCACGGTTCGGGCAGACCGCCGCGAACTTCCCGTCGTCCAGCATCAGCCGGACATCGACATCGCGGTACGCCGTCCGCTCGCCGAAGCCTGCCGTGCCCACTAGGTAGGGGTGCTGTCCGAACGCTCGCTTGATGGCGACGCAGGCCCGGTCCAGCTCGTAGATCTCGGTCGTGGACAGCTGAACGGCGCGCACGTTGCCCATCACGCACCCACCAGCACGGGCAGCTCAGCGCACCGGCAGCGCGGATGCAGCGGCACCATCGGCGGCTGGCCGAGCGGATGCGCACCCTCGGCCTGAGCCGCGTCGCACACCGGGCACACCTTGTCGTCCTCGGCCGTCGAGATCTCCACCTCGGTCCGGCCCGTCTCCCGGTACACCGTCCGCGACGCCTCAGCCTGAGCCCGGGCGATCTCGGTGGTGGCCACCAGCTCAGCCCGGGAGGGAATGTCCAGCACGTCCCGCAGCTGCCGGGCCAGGTCACCGACGGACAGGGACGGCTCCAGCGGGGCAGGCAGCGGCTGGCGGTGCGTCACGTCGCTCGCCAGAGTCGCCTCCAGGACGTCGGCGAGATCCTGCAGCCGCGTCGCCGCGATGCTCTTGATGCGGATGCCGGACGAGTCGAGGAGCTGCTTGAGGCCCGGCCCGGCGATGGCGGCGGCGGCCCGGTGGTCGCCGGGCTTCCACGCCCCCCAGTCCACCTGGCCGCCGTTGACGAGGGCCTGAGCGGACCGCTGGCCCAGCACCCAGCCCTCGGTGTACAGCTTCGTCAGGACGGCGCTCAGCGCCCGGGTGAGTGCGCGGGAGGCACGGTCCAGGAACTGGGACAGGACCGGGTTGAGCGCCTTGCTGACGTCCTTCGGGTGCAGCGCCTGCCACGCCTCAGCCAGCTTGGCCGTGTCGATCGCCCCGGTCAGCGCCTCCTGGATCTGCCCGGTGTACACGCTCACCAGCTCCCGGTCCCGCTGCCAGCCGGGCCAGTCCCGCTTAGCGCTTTTGGGCCAGCATCATCCGCCTTGAACACCACGCGCGGGTCACCGGCCAGCACGGGCATGTCGGCTACGGTGAGCGCCTTGCACGCGAACTGGTCACCGGGCCTGCGGCGGCCCTTGTTGCGCAGCCACGCCTTCAGCGCCTGCGCCTCAGCCGCCTTGCTGGCCTGCTCGTCCTCGTCGTCCTGATCATCCGGCTCATCCGTACCGTCAGCCTCGGGGCCGCCAGCGACCGGCGCGCCGCCGGGCGGGGCCATCGCCGGGCCGATCAGCGTCCCCGGCGGCGACGCCTGCGACGCCCCCTCCAGGAACACCACGCCGCGCGGCGTCATCAGCATCGGCATGTCCGCCTCAGGGAAGTTGTACGGCGGCTCGCCTCGCCTCGCCCGGTCCTCGTTGACCGTCAGCCGGGCGCCGTTGACCTGCTCCTGGGCGACCGCGTCGGCCGCCGCCTCGTCCTCGCTTTCGAGGCCGAGGATCTCTACCTTCAGCACGCTCGGCATGCCCAGCTGGCGGACCGCCAGCTTCGTGGCGATCCCCCCCAGCCACCGCATGTCCGGCCCGCGGGACTGCCTCTCCAGGATGTCCTGCTCACCCTCGTGGAACGACGCGCCGAGCGCGCCCGCCTCGGTGAAACCGACCTCGGAGGCGGGCAGGCCGAAGTCACCGGCGACCAGCTTCACCAGGAACAAGTCCATGTCCGGCTTGTACCGCTCGGCCACCTCCGGCGGCAGGATCGCCTTCGTGCCCGGCGGCAGCAGCGACCACTCCAGCCGGTCCGCGTCGCTGCCGCGCAGCTGGTCGTTCAGCGCCCGCGACCAGTCCTGCCACTGCGGCACATCCCAGTCCAGATCCTGGGCCGTCTCCAGGAGCGCCCCGGACACACCCTGGGTGTATTCGGCCATCAGCCAGCCCATGCGCCGCATCCACAAGATGCCGTCCAGCAGGGCGATCTCCGTCGCCGACATGCCGTAAGGGGTCTTCGGCCGGATGATCGTCCGCTCGTACAGCAGCTGGTCGGTGGTCATCCCGCCCGGCACGACCAGCTGCCCGTTCACGTCGACGGCGTCGGCGACGAACTCGCCGCGGGGGAAGCCGTACAGGATCTGCTGGGCGAACGGGGCGGGCGGCAGCGGCCGCCCCCCGTACTCATCGAGGAGCGGCTTGATGGTCGACCCGTCGATGACCTCCAGGGCGAACAGGTCACCGCCGAACGTGCGCCGCGGGTAGACCACGGTGGCGTCGTAGACGAGCCGGTTCTCCATCAGCTGCGACGCCCACTGGTCCCACTCGTAACCGTTCTTGCGGTCCGGGGTCTGAAGCCAGTCGGTGATGCGGGAGATCTCCGGCATGTACTGCTTGCGCAGCGCCGACTCGACATCCTTGTCCGCCTGCCCGGCTATCTGCGCCTCGCGGGTGACGGCTTTCGGGTCGACGGTGACGGTGAAGTCCAGGTCACACACGCTCTTCCGCCGCTGGATGCACTTGCGGAACAGGGGCATGTCGGCGGCCTCGGACAGGATCCGCCACGGCACGAACGGCGCCGTGTTGATGTTGACGTTCGTGCTGATCGGCAGCTCGAACAGCCGCGGCTCGGCGCGGCCGGTCTGCGGCCGGGGCCGGTTGATCGGCGACGGCTGCAGCGGCATGCCCGGGCCGAACGGGTCAGCGGCCCACTGCGGCGGCCGCGGCAACGGCGTGGCGAGCTGCCCGGCGGCGCGCTGCTGGGCAGCCAGGACAGCGGTCAGCTGATCACCGGACAGGGTCACGCCGCCCGGATTGGCGGGTGCCCGCCGGACGGGCGCATGGTGCCGGTTGCGCGCCGCTGACCGCTTGGCCACCTGCTACCCCCGGGCGATGATCGGCGCGCCGTCGGGACCGACGAGCCCGCTCTGGCGTGGCGGCTGCTGCGGCAATTCCACGTGGTCCCAGCACGCCCACACAGCACCCGACGACGGCACCATACCGGCCGGGGTCTGCACGAGCTGAGTGACGATCACCTGCGTGATCCCCCGCGACACCTGCGGCGCGGGCGGCAGGTCCGGCTGGTCCTCACCGGCCTGGACGGCGTTCGCGCAGGCGACCTGGTGGCCGTGGACGAGCTGCTTGGCGGCCAGGACGCAGAAGAAGCAGTCCGGCTGCCACGGCATCTGGGGCAGCATCTGGCCGAGCATCTGCGCCAGGTGCAGGGCGGTGGCCTGCCCGATTATGTTGGCCAGATTCGCCTCGGCCACATCCGGGCTCGGCGGGACTTCCTGGCCGTCGCGGGCGAGCGCGGCCGGGATCTTGCCGGGGACGTGGCGCGTGTTACTCACCTGGCGGCCTCCGTTGTGGGATAGCTACAAAGATCAGCTACCAGGAGTGTGCCACAGCCCCACCAGGTTGTACGCACACCACAACGCGCCTACCGCAACCGGCCCGCCGTCAGCGCCTCCCAGTACGCCCCCTGCGCGTCCTTCGGCACGTAGAACGCCAGCAGCAGCGCGTCCGCGTCGTCCGGGCTCTTGCCGCCCGTCCGCTCCTTCGTGTCATCCTTGCGCTCAACCTTCACCCGCCCGGCCGGGTCCGGCTCCCAGCGCGGCACCACCAGCTCACCCAGCACCAGGTCCGCGTCCTGCATGACGGACAGGTCCCATGCCTGCTGCTGCGACAGCTCGCGGGCCATCCACCACAGCTCGCTGCGGAGCGTCGGGAACCGGGCCGGGTCGTGGGCTTCCTTGCTGACCTTCACCGGGTGCACGGCGACCTCCCAGCCCAGTTCCCGGCCGATGCGCCGCACGTCACCGGACAGGCCCCAGCCGACGCCGATCGCGTCGATCTTCACCGACGTGGCCCGGGACTCGGTCAGCGCCCGCTTGATCAGCTCCACGGCCTGCTCGGGCTCGGGTGTCCGCCCGGCCCACCGGCGGCCGGCCTGCATGCCGCGGCGCTCACGGACCACGGTCAGGTCATTGCCGCCGCCGACGTCCACGCCGAGCTCCACCGGCAGCAGCTCGGCCGCGGCGCGCGGCTCGGCCAGCCGGCAGGCCATCAGCGCGGCCATGGGCACCACCTGCATCGGATGGTCACTGGGGAACTCGGCCAGCACCTTGGAGATGTACAGCGGGTTGTCGGCGCCCCAGTCCTCCAGCCGCTCAGCGGCCCACGCCTTCGTGGTCAGCGCGGCGGTCACATGGGCGGGCACCTGCTCGCCGGTGAACGCGGGCAGGTCGAACACGCTGATCTTGTGCTGGGCCCAGCCCGTATGCCCGGGCGCGCAGACCTGGGCGAACCGTGACCCGGCGTTGTCCGGGTTGCCGATC